TGTTTTGTTACTGAGGATGTGACGCGGGACGAATATGAGCGGATGTACCCTGATTCGGCCCCCATTACGACCCTCCAGTCGCTGGGCGTAGGCGATCAGTCGATCTCCAACTGGCTCAACGAAGACACGGTGCGGATCGCTGACTACTATTACATCGACTACGACAAAGCCACGCTGAATTTGTACCCTGGCAACGCTACGGCCTTTGCTGGAACGCCAGAAGACAAGCAACTGAAGGCGTTTTACGGCAAACCCATCAAATCTCGTGAATCTGACCGCCCAAAGGTCAAGTATTGCAAGATCAACGGCTATGAAATCCTTGAATCCCGCGAGTGGGTGGGTAAATGGATTCCCGTTATTCGCATTGTCGGCAATGAGTTTGAGGTAGATGGCCGTCTGTACGTCAGTGGTCTGGTTCGTAACGCCAAAGATGCCCAGCGGATGTACAACTACTGGGTGTCGCAGGAGGCTGAGATGCTGGCGCTGGCCCCCAAGGCACCGTTTATCGGTTACGGCGGTCAGTTTGAAGGCTACGAAGACAAGTGGAAGACTGCTAACACCCAGAACTGGCCCTATTTGGAGGTCAATCCTGACGTTACAGACGGCCAAGGCGGCGTCTTGCCACTACCCCAGCGCGCCCAGCCGCCAATGGCCTCCAGCGGGCTTTTGCAGGCCAAGGCGGGTGCTGCTGAAGACATCAAATCGACCACCGGCCAATACAACGCTTCTTTGGGCATGGGTTCCAACGAACGCTCAGGAAAAGCGATTCTTGCGCGCCAGCGTGAGGGCGATGTCGGGACTTACCACTATGGTGACAACCTAGCCCGTGGCGTTCGGCACATTGCGCGCCAGTTGATCGACATGATCCCCAAGATTTACGATACCCAGCGTATTGCCCGGATCATTGGTGAAGACGGCGAGACAAAGATGGTCAAGATCAACCCTGACCAGCAGCAGCCGGTCAACAAGATCATGAACGAGCAGGGCATCGTAATCGAGAAGATTTACAACCCTGGCGTCGGCAAGTACGACGTTGTTGCAACCACCGGCCCTGGCTACGCGACCAAACGTCAAGAGGCGCTTGAGGCAATGGCACAACTGTTGCAGGGCAATCCTCAACTGTGGCAAGTGGCCGGTGACCTGTTTGTCAAGAACATGGACTGGCCTGGTGCGCAGGAAATGTCCAAGCGCTTTGCCAAGACCATCGACCCCAAACTCATGTCTGATGGCGAAGACAACCCAGCATTGGCCGCTGCACAGCAGCAGATGCAGGCTATGGGCGCTGAAATGGAGCAGATGCACAATATGCTTCAGAACGTGTCCAAGTCTATGGAAGCCCAAGACATGAAGCGCAAGGATTACGAGGCGGAGATCAAAGCCTATGCTGCTGAAACGCAACGTATCTCTGCGGTGCAGGCTGGTATGAGCCCTGAACAGATTCAGGACATTGTGATGGGTACACTCCATGCGGCAATGGATTCTGGGGACATTATTGCCGGATCACCAGAAATGCGTGGAATGGAAATGCCGCAAGAAATGCAAGAAATGCAACCTGACCAACAAATGGGAATGCCACAATGAAAGCCTGTGACTTTGTAGGAATGCTGTTCTTGGCTCGGGATGTCACCCATTCGGTGCATCTGAATACCCGCAGCTACTCCAAGCATGTAGCCTTGAATATTTTTTATGACCGCATCATTGGTGCGGCTGATGATTTTGCCGAAGCCTATCAGGGGCGGCATGGCTTATTGGGGCCAATTACCCTACAATCGGCAAAGAAGACAACCAACGTCATTGAGTTCTTGGAAGATTCCTTGAAGCAAATTGAAGCTGGTCGTTACGAGGTGTGCGATAAATCTGACTCATCTTTGCAGCAGTTGATTGACAACATCATTGAAATTTATCTGCGGACTTTGTACAAACTGCGCTTCCTAGCGTAAAGGAGAACACCTTGGAACTCTTGAATCCTCTTTCTAGCACTGACTTTCCCGCTAGGCTCATTACTTACACCGGCACCGCTGGTGTTACGGGTACATGGCCCGCTGGCCCCCAAGGTGTGGTTGTCTGGTCTGACCAGTCTTGCTACATCTTGGTAGGTGAAGGTGTTACGGCTACGACTGCCGCTACCCCTATTCCCCCGTTCACCCCGATTCCATTCAAAGTGCCTGCCGGTACTGGTGCCCCGTGGCGCGTGAGTGCGATCCAGGTGTCTACGGGTGGCACGATCTACTGCAAACCGATTAACATCCAATGAGCTTCTTTGGCATACCCATTCGCAATGGTGTTGCCATCGGCCTTGGGAGCGTAATTTCGTTCCTGTCTGGCTATGCCGATGCAACAGTGCAGGGCAACCTATTAACCGAGATCGGCGATAACCTCGTTCAAGAGGACGGCGGTCTGATCCTGTTGGAATGATATGACCGTTAACCTTTCCCTTCTTGGCGGTGCTGGCTGGCAGTTCTCTGACAACAATGGTTCGCCATTGTCGGGTGGCCTGCTGTACACCTACCAAGCGGGAACGGCTTTAGCGGCCAACACGTACACCAGCGCCAGCGGTGTCACACCCAACAGCAACCCAGTTGTTTTGAATGCTGGTGGTCGTGTTGCTGGTGAAATCTGGCTTACCCAAGGCCAAGCCTACAAGTTTGTCCTGAAGACATCTACAGGGGTTACTCTGGGCACCTATGACAATGTGCCTGGTGCCAATGACATCAACATATTGGCTGAATCATCTGGATCATCCTTAATTGGGTATCAGCCATTAGTAGGTTCAGCTATTACGGTGCAGACTGAGTTGCGAGCCTTGGATGCCTCAGTTGTAACTTTGACCGACGCAGATGCCACGTTTGCTTTAAAAGGTGCTAACACTGACATCACCAGTTTGGCAAGCCCTGCTCTTGGGGCTGCTACTGCGACAACTCAAGCGGTTGGCGACAACACTACAAAAGTAGCCACTACTGCCTTTGTAGCTGCAAATAGCCTTGGGTATGGGCAGACTTGGCAAATTGTTGTTCGTACTGCCGGAGCAAACTATACAAATTTAACTGGAAAACCGATTGTTTTGCAAGTAAGTGCATTTTGCACAACTGGGTCAGCTATAGCTATATTTTGTGACGGCTTGACTTTGGCAACATATCAAGGTGCAACTGCCTCCCCAATATATGGAACTATATCCGCAATAGTTCCAAATGGCAACATTTATGGATATACATCAACCGGCGCACCTACTTCATTTAATATATTTGAATTGCGCTAATCTTGCCCCCAAAGGAATAAATCATGGCTGACTTAAAAATCTCTGCTTTACCGGCATCAACAGTTCCTCTTGCTGGTACTGAGGTACTTCCCATTGTTCAATCAAGCGCGACCAAACAAGTTACCGTTGCTAACTTGACTGCTGGACGGGCTGTTGCTACGGGTGCATTAACAGTAACTGGTGATGCCACGTTATCTACAGGAAATCTTGTCATTGGCACATCCGGCAAAGGCATCGACTTTTCTGCCAACACCCCAAAAGCGGGAATGACAAGTCAGTTGCTAAATTGGTACGAGGAGGGGACATTTACAGCAACTGCAACCCCATTAACACTTGGGTCAATAACTCTTGGAGCAAACACACTTTCATATACGAAGGTTGGGAGAGTTGTAACAATAACAGGATCACTTGGGGTTTCATCAGTTAGTTCACCAGAGGGAAGAATTAGAATTGGCGGACTTCCGTTTGCTTGCAAATCTGGCACTGCTTTTGATGCTGCTTGTATTCTTCCAACGCAAGGTTTATCCACTGGGGCAACATTAATTTCTCAAATACCTACAACGCAAAGTTTTATAGATATATATCGTATGAATGGTGCTAATTGGGATGATACTGCGGCAAACATAACAATTAATGGTACTACATTTTGGTTTAGTATTTCATATATTGCTTAGTTAATTAGGATAATAAATGTCGCTTACTAAAGTTTCATTTTCAATGATTTCTGGCGCAGTAGTTAATGTGCTGGATTTTGGGGCAAGCCCAAGTGCATCTGCTGCTTCAAACACCGTAGCTATCCAAGCGGCTATCGATTATTTTGGAAATACCTACGGAAGCAACGCAGGAATCGTGTACATCCCAAGGGGGACGTATAACGTATCAGGGGAAATCCTGATTAGTGACCAGACAGGCTTTGTTTTAGTGGGGGACGGAAAATCATTAACTACGCTTCAAGCCTCTGGCTGGTCTGACATCACAAAGTCAATTTTTCGCTTTGTAAACGGGGCTTATTGTTCTGTTAAAAGCATGACAATTAATGCACAGGCGAGTGGTACACAAGTCAAGGCTGCTATTGAAATACAAGTTTCTGCGCCTATTCACCCAACACCACAGGGTATGGCATTTGAGGATTTGTATATCAACGGCACACAGGTTAGTGGCTTTTCTTGCGGTATTCGATTCTTTGCTGACGTAGGACAAGATAACAACAATGAACGTGCTTTTTTCAAAAACTGTGATTTTAATAATTGCGGTAGCGGCATTTCTATTGAAAATTACAATTCATTGCTTCATCAGATTTTTGGTGGAGTGATTGGTTCTTGTGGTGTTGGTATTAACACATCAATTGGACTTGGTGGATCATTTAGCGCAACAGGTGTTTCGTTTATTCAAAACAGCATAGCCGATTTTAAACTTGCTAATAATGAAACACATCCTATTGACATTGTTAATTGCAAATCTGAAGCAACCACAGGCTATTGGATATGGACTACAAATGCAACGACCAGAGATGACATTAACGTAGTTAATAGCACATATCATGGTACAACGACAGGCGCCGGATGTATTTTGTACGCAGGTAAGGGACATTTAAATTTAAACAATTGCGACATTTACACCACAGGTACAGAAAACACCATTATTACCAACAATGTTAATTCTTCGCTAAATATTATTGGTTGTAATATTTACGCATTGGCTAGTATTAATTGGTCAGGTAATTTATTTATGGCCGGTAATAAATATGTTGAAGGGACAGCCCCATCACTTATTCCGGGAACACCTAAAAGTCTGGTGTATTTGGATAAAGATCGTAATATTTCTACTGGTATGTACACAATTACCACAGCAAATTATGCGTGGAACAATAATGTATTAATCAACTCAATTGCGGCTAATTATGCTGGAACAGTTACATTAACGCTTCCAGACCCAACATTGTATTTTGGCCTTGTTTTGAACGTAAGAACTTTTACAGCAAATTCTGTTGTTGCATCTGCTTCAGTTGTTATTTCCATTACTGGCGGTGCCTCCGGTACTGCAATTCTCCCCGCAACAGCAGGTGCATGGGCTACCCTGCAATCCGATGGGACAAATTGGATCATTATGTCTCGCGGTACTTAATATTAATTAAAATTAAAGGAACAATCATGAATTTCAAATGGTCAGTTAATAAAGTCACAGTCGCTGAAGACAACTTGGTTGTCAAGGTTGATCTGACAGTCACCGCTACCGATAACGAAAACACAGCTTCTGCTGCTTACACTCGCACTCTTGCCCGTGGGGATTCGTTTACCCCTTACGACCAGCTTACTGAAGATCAAGTCCTTTCTTGGTGCTTTGAACCTGAAGTTACTACTTGGAAAAATCGGGATGATGTTGATCAAACATCTACTCGTCTTATCAAGGACGAGGGTGAGGCTCAGGTGGCTGGACAGATCGCTCGTCAGTTGGCACAAGCCGCTGCTGAACCTGCTTTGCCTTGGGTGACAGCATGAATGCCATCATTCAGCGCCTCAAGTCCAAGACCTACTGGGTAGCCCTAGTAGGTGCGCTGCTGACTGTTGTTGAGGCCAACAGCGGCTTCATTGGACAGTTTGTGCCTGCACCTTATCGCACCTACATCATCATGCTGTGGCCCGTGCTGATGTTGGTGCTGCGTGAACTTACTACATCTGCACTGGCTGAAAAATGATTTACGCTCTATCCTCCTTCGCTGGCGTAGGCTGGCAACTGTTTGATGCCAACGGTGTGCCCCTAGCCGGTGGGAAGATTTACACCTACGAGGCTGGCTCCAGCACTCCAGCGGCCACGTACACCACCTACACGGGTGTTGCGAACCATACGAATCCCATCGTCTTGGATTCGGCTGGCCGGGTGCCCGGTGGGCAGCTATGGGTAAATGCAGACCTGAACTACAAGTTCATTCTAAAAAACTCGGCTGACGCATCTATTGCCAGCTATGACAACGTGCCAAGCATTGGGTCAACCACAATGGCTGTGGATGACTTTACCGGCACTGGGTCAACTTTGGCATTTACTTTGAGTAACAGCCCCAAGTCTGAAAACAACGTTCAGGTATACATCAACGGTGTTTACCAGAATAAATCCTCGTTCACCCTTAGTGGTGCTACACTAACCTTCTCAGAAGCGCCGCCACTGACATCTTTGATTGAAGTGACGTACTTCTGATACATTAAATGTACTGGCGCATTCACCAGGGAATCTAAGGATTCAAGACAATGACTGATGAAGTCGAAAACCTAGCGGTTACACCCGTGCCAGAACAGGACGCAACGGCTGCACCTGAAACTGTAGTAGAAACGCCGGAAGTAGCACCCAAGACATTCTCGCAAGAGGAACTTGATGCTGCAATTGGAAAACGCCTCGCAAGAGAGCAACGGAAGTGGGAACGAGATCAAGCGCAGCGCCAAGTGGAAACACAGGTGTTGAGGGCTCCATCAACTCAGACGGTTGACCAATTTGAATCACCTGAAGCGTATGCCGATGCACTGGCATATCAGAAGGCAGAAGAATTGATTGCCAAACGGGAAGCTGCAAAGCACCAATCGCAAGTTCTCGAAAGCTATCAGGAGCGTGAAGAAGCAGCGCGGGATAAATATGATGACTTTGAACAAGTCGCATACAACCCCAAACTGAGCATCACAAACGTGATGGCTGAAACGATCCAGTCTTCGGACATTGGGCCTGAGTTAGCTTACTACCTCGGTTCCAACCCCAAAGATGCCGACCGTATCGCCCGTCTGACGCCCCTCGGCCAAGCGAAGGAAATTGGGAAGATCGAAGCCAAATTGGCTGCTGAACCTCCCATGAAAAGAACGACGTCTGCGCCAGCACCGATTTCACCTGTTACTGCACGAGCCTCTGGCTCGTCAACTCAAGACACTACTGATCCACGGTCTGTGAAGACCATGACGGCCAGCCAGTGGATTGAAGCTGATCGTGCAAGGCAAGCGAAAAAGTGGGAAGCACAGCGTATCCGCTAATTTTTTATAAAGGACTTTATTGTGTCTAACTCAATCCTAACCATTGACATGATCACGCGCAAAGCGCTTGAGATTCTCGAAAACAACCTGGTTCTCACGCGCAACGTGAACCGCCAGTACGATGACAGCTTCGCCGTGCAAGGTGCCAAAATTGGCTCCACGCTGCGTATCCGTCTGCCCGACCGCGCTCTGGTAACTGACGGTGCCGCCCTGCAAGTTCAGGACGACAACGAACAGTTCACCACTTTGTCTGTTGCCAGCCAGAAGCACATTGGTGTTAACTTCACCTCCGCTGAACTGACCATGCAATTGGACGACTTCGCAGAACGTGTGTTGAAGCCTCGTATCAGCCAGTTGGCCTCCAGCATTGATGCTGACGTAGCAAACGCTTACCGTTACATCGGTAACAGCGTCGGCACCCCCGGCACGACTCCTTCGACTTCTTTGGTGCTGTTGCAAGCCCAGCAGAAACTGAACGAAAACGCTGCTGTAATGTCCCCTCGCTACGCCACCGTCAACCCAGCCGCTAACGCTGGTTTGGTCGAAGGCATGAAAGGTTTGTTCAACCCCACCGACACCGTGTCTCGCCAGTTCAAAAACGGCATGATGGGCACCGGCGTTCTGGGCTTTGAAGAAATCAACATGTCTCAGTCGATCAAGCAGCACACCACTGGTTCGCGTGACGCCTCTGCCTCCACCTTGGTGAAAACCCCAGGCGTGACCAGCGAAGGTTCTTCCACGATCCTGTTGGAACAAGGCTCTGTGACCACGACGATCAAAGCCGGTGACGTGTTCACCATCGCTGACTCGTATGCTGTGAACCCACAAACCCGTGAAACCACTGGTTCGTTGTTCCAGTTCGTGGCTTTGGCTGATGCCACCGCTGTGTCCGGCACTTGGACTGTGACCGTGGCCCCCATGTACTCCGCTGCTCACGCACTGGCTACCATGACCGCACTGCCTGTCACCGGCAAAGCTGCAACCTTCTTGGGCGCTGCTTCTTCGGCTTACGCTCAGAACTTGGTTTACCACAAGGACGCTATCACGTTCGCCACGGCTGACCTGTTGCTGCCTCAAGGTGTTGACATGGCTGCTCGTGCTGTGCATAACGGTATCAGCTTGCGCGTTGTTCGTCAGTACGACATCAACAACGACCGTATGCCTTGCCGTATTGACGTGTTGTACGGCTACAGCACGATCCGTCCTCAAATGGCGGCTCGTATCTGGGGCTAAATTGAATGGGGCTTCGGCCCCTTTCTCCATTTCATTTTTCAAAGGAAATTATCATGGCTATTCCTAATGGCGCAGGCGGTTACCAAGTCGGTGACGGCAATCTCTCTGAAGTAACTCTTGGTGTTCAATCTACCCCTGTGGCTCTGACTGCCGCTACGGTGCTGACCGCTGCTCAATTGACCAACGGCATCGTCACCTACACGGGTGCAGTTGCCAACATCACTTTGCCTACGGTTGCTCTCACCGAAGCTCTGGTTTCCAGTGCTAAAGTGAACAGCTCGTTCGACTTCAGCATCATCAACATCGGCGGCACGAACACTGCTACCGTGGTTGCTGGCACGGGTTGGACTCTGGTTGGTGTGGTTACTGTTTTGGCTCTGGTGTCGTCTTCGTGGCGCGCAGTCAAAACGGGTGACGGCACCTGGTCTGCTTATCGCTTGGCCTAAACCTAAATGGGGGCTTCGGCCCCTGTTTTTAAAGGAATCATCATGGCGAACAATAAACCTGTTGGCGTTGCATACGCCGATCCTGCATTGGATAGCGCTCAATACACGCTGTACACTGTCGCTCAACTGCCAGCCGCGTCTACTGCCTTGGCAGGAACCCGTGCTGCTGTAAGCAACTCGAATGCTGCATACACTGCTGGCATTGGAGCTACTGTTGTTGGAGGCGGTACCTATGTGGTGCCGGTTTTCTGTAACGGTGCCGCTTGGCTTATTGGCTGAGATAAAAGGGAGCTTCGGCTCCCTTTTTAGGTATGAACATCTATTTAATGCACCCTGTCCACGGTCGTAAAATTGCCACCATGGAGCAAGAAGCCGAAGCAGACGAAAAGAATGGCTGGTCGCGGTACAATCCCGATACGCCTGCTCCAGCCTCAGATGCTGAGATTGAAGTAGCCATGAATGCGCTGGGTATCAAACGCAAGTACACGCGCAAGGCTGTAACCGAGGAACTCTGATATGGCAATTTACACCGCTGGTGATCAAATCAATCGGGCACTCCGATTGCTCGGCATCCTAGCCGAAGGTGAAACGCCATCCGCAGCCACTTCGCAAGATGCACTGGTTGCCCTGAACCAGATGATCGACTCGTGGAACATTGAGCGTCTCTCAGTCTTCTGCACCCAAGATCAAATATTCACCTGGCCTGCTGGCGAGTACATCCGCACACTTGGCCCATCGGGTGACTTTGTGGGTTTGCGCCCAGTGTTGTTGGATGACGCCACGTACTACCGTGATCCGGGCACCAACGTGTCCTTCGGTATCAAGTTTATCAATCAGCAGCAGTACGATGGCATCGCAGTCAAGACCGTGACCTCTACTTATCCACAGGTCTGCTTCGTGAATATGGGGTTTCCCGACATCACGATGTCGATCTACCCACGGCCCACACGGGACTTGGAGTGGCACTTCGTATCGGTGCAAGAACTGGATCGACCTGCTGAACTGTCAACCCCGCTGTTCTACCCACCGGGCTACCTGCGCGCCTTCACGTACAACTTGGCAATGGAGTTTGCACCCGAGTTTGGTGTCGAGCCCAGCCCCCAAGTGTCTCGGATTGCCATGACCAGCAAGCGCGATCTGAAGCGCATCAACAACCCAGATGACGTCATGTCTATGCCGTATGCCATTGTGGCTACTCGTCAGCGGTTCAACATCTACGCCGGAAACTATTGATATGAGCACTATTGCAATTACATCTTTGCCGGTGGTTACGACTGGTCTTGCGACTGATGTATTCCCCATCGTTCAAAACAACGTCACAAGCCAGATCACGAATGCTGACCTGTTTAATTCGGTTACAGACCTGACCGTAGCCAATGCTGCCTCAATACAGGGCGTAATCATCAGTAACGGCAATGGGACAAATAATTATGCAATAGGTAGCGTTGGTAATCTTCTTGACAACACAACCGGCACCAACAACGTGGCAATTGGCACGACTGTGTTATCCAACAATATTTCTGGAGATCAGAATATTGGTATCGGAACCTTGGCGCTTGTTAATAACGATTCAGGTACTGGCAATCTGGCAATCGGTTATGTTGCCCAGCAACTGCGCACCAGTGGTAGTTACAACATGGCATTGGGTGACAATGCCCTTGCCAGAGACGTTTCTAGCTCCTTTAACACGGCAGTTGGTGCTGTGGCCCTGCTTAATGCTACTACTGGGTCAAACACCGCCGTTGGCTACCGCTCGGGCTACCTGATTACTACTGGCACCAAGAACACCATCCTTGGCCGTTACACGGGCAACCAAGGTGGTTTGGACATTCGACTGTTAAGTAACTACATCGTGCTGTCTGACGGCGACGGCAATCCCCGTGCTTACTGGAATGCCGCTGATGCCACCTTTAATGGTGCGTTGACGACCACAGGTGCAATTACCACTACCAGCGTCACGACTAGCGCATTCACTTCAATGTCGGGCGGTGTCAATACGATTGCCAGTGCCAGCGGCATTACCCCGGTCAAAGAAATTACTTACATCAGCGGCACCGCAGCCATTGACACAATTTCCCCGCAATCACCTTTGACTGCGGGTAACGGTACGATCATTCTGATCCCCACCGGCGCATTTACTTGGACTACCGCTGGCAACATTGCCATTGCAGGCACGGCAGTCGTCGGCAAGGCGCTGCACATGACCTACGTGTCTGGCAATGCTAAGTGGTATCCCAGCTACGTCTAAGCCATGAAGACACCCATCCTTGGATCGTCGTATGTGGCCCGTAGCGTTAATGCTGCGGATAAC